CGTAGGCAAATGGTTTATCAAGACGAAACCCACGACACCCCTAAACAAGTAGGTACAGCAGAAGATATTAACGGTCACGATATATTAAAAAGAGTCTATTCGCCTGACGGTAAAGCACCTACGCTGACTACGAATGGTGGTGGTAACAGAGAACCGAAGGTAGTTGGAGGAGCTTGGCGTGGTCATTATGAAGATGATAAATCTATAAAACAAAATTTAGAGTTGAGTAAAGACGGTAAAACTAATTCATTGACTACCGTACAAAAAGATAATGTGGTGGTTAAAGATAAGCCTAACCAAATTAATCCAAGTAAAAAAGCATCTGGCAAACAACCTTATATGCAAGATCGAGTCTTTCACGTTGACGGTAAGTCACACGCTTTGACTAGAGAGTTTGCATCGAGAACAAACGTGGGAGCAAATGAATTACCTTTACCTGAAGAAGATACAGGTGAAAGAATCGTAGTAGATGAAGAAAAGAAACAATTAATCATTAAGGAAGCTACGAATAAAGGGTTTACAGTTATAGAAAACGGAGATTGTTTTGATATTAGCTATCCTAAATCAAAAACTAGACGTGGTAGAAACATGAAGTATAAATGCAATGCTTTGACAGCTGCTAATTACAATTATATGCGTTATGAACACCCTAAAGATGAAAGTTCAGATGTCTATTGGCGTAAATTAACTTGCGTTGAGTGTGAACGCTTACAGACTGTGCCAGATAATTATACAAATCATGTTAGCAATACGCAGAGATATAAAATGCTTGGCAACGGTTGGACGATAGAAGTTATTGCACATATCTTAAAAAATATGGATATAAATAATGGCTACTCATAAAGAAATTGCTGAACATTTATACTTAACTACCCAACACGTTTCTAATTTAGTGTCTCAAGGTATCTTGCCTAGAGGTACATCTGGTAAAGGCTCAACATCACTTGACGAATCTCGTAAAGCTTACATAGACTTTTTACGACAAAGATCAAGATTGCATCTAAAAGATATACCGAATGACATAAACGAAGAAAAATTAAGACTGACAAAAAACCAAGCCGATCAAAAAGAGATAGAAGTTGCTATTTTGTCAGGTAAGTTAATACATTCAGATGATGTTATTAGCACTTGGCAAGATTTAATTGCTAACTGCCGATCTAAGTTGCTGAACATACCAGCAAAAATTACACATCAAGTCTTGGGTCTTAAAAGTTATGCAGAAATAGAAGATTTAATAATGAAAGAGGTACACGAAAGCTTAAATGAAATCGCAAAATCAGGACTCCCAGACAACACAACAGAAAATCTGGACACAATCAATACAGACCTTTAAAGCACCAGAGCGTTTATTGGTTTCTGCTTGGTCAGATAAATACCGAGTATTAACATCTGAATCTTCTGCTGAAGCTGGTCAGTGGAAAACCAGTCGTGCTGAATATCAACGTGGCATTATGGATTCGTTAAATGATCGCAATATAGAAAATATTGTCATTATGTCTAGCAGTCAGGTTGGCAAAACAGAAATAATTTTGAATATTTTGGGTTATCACATAGCACATGACCCAGCACCAATGTTAGTTGTGATGCCAACATTAGAAATGGCTAGAGGATTTTCAACGCAACGCTTGTCAAAAATGATTGCTAGTTCTGAAGCTCTAAAAAACAAAGTCAAAGACAGTAAAAGTCGTGACAGTGGCAATACAATTTTGCAAAAGTCTTTTGCTGGTGGGTTTGTTGTTATTTCTGGTTCTAACAGTCCAGCATCACTTAGTTCAAGGCCTTGTCGGATTGTCTTATGCGATGAAGTTGATCGTTACCAACCTACCGCCGAAGGTGACCCAGTAGATTTAGCAAGAAAAAGAACTTCTACCTTTTGGAATCGTAAAGTTATTTTAACTTCTACCCCTACAGTCAATGGTGCAAGTCGAATACAAGATGCTTGGGAAGTATCAGATCAAAGAAAATTTTATGTGCCTTGTCCTGATTGTGGTCATAAACAACATTTGGAATGGTCAGGTATGCAATGGTCAGAAGATTTAAAAGACATACACTACGTTTGCAATGAATGCGGTGTCTTAATTGAAGAACATCATAAACCTTATATGATACAAAAAGGTGAATGGCGTAGTGACAGCAAGGCCTCTAATAATACTGCTGGTTTTCATTTAAACGAATTGTATTCGCCCTGGCGTAACTGGAAAGAAGTTATTGAATCTTTTTTAGAAGCAAAAAAGAATCCAGAACAGCTTAGAGTTTTTGTTAACACTTCGTTAGGTGAATGTTTTGACCAAGATGGTGGTGAAGCCATTGAAAGTGACTCTTTACTTAATCGCAGAGAAAACTACGATGCCAATTCAATACCCAAAGAAGTTTTATTATTGACTGCTGGTTGTGACGTACAGTCAGATCGTGTTGAGATTTCTGTTATTGGTTGGTCAGCAGACAAACATAGCTACGTTATTGAGCATCAAATATTTTGGGGTGACCCAAACCAAGCGATAGTTTGGGAAGATTTAGATAAATATTTACTAACTAATTTTGTTACCGAAGATAATCGTCAATTAAGAATAGCTATAACTTGTGTTGATTCTGGTTATTCTACTCAAAATGTTTATGCTTTTTGCAAACAAAGGCAAGGTCGTAGAGTCTTTGCAGTCAAAGGACAATCACAAAGTGGCAAACCCATTAGCAATCGCCCTACTCAAGCTGGTAAACAGCGAGTTATGTTATACCCCATTGGTACTGATACTGCTAAAGATACGTTATTTAGTTGGCTTAATGCTGAACTAGAACAAACTGGCTATATACATTTTCCAGCTACCGCAGATCAAGAATATTTTGACCAATTGACGGGTGAAAAAAGAATTGTGAAATATTACAAAGGGCAAAAAAAATTAGTTTGGCAACAAACTAGAGAACGTAATGAAGCTTTGGATTGTTTCATTTATGCAATGGCAGGTTTTTATATTTTATCGCCAAATTTAGAAACAATTAACAAACGTAAAGCTAATAACAATCTTGAAAATCAAAAAAGTAAAAAATTAGTCAAAAAAAGACCTAACAAACCAAATTGGGTTAATTCTTGGAGATAAAAACTAATTATTGATTTAATCAGGTTTCTCAATATCTTTGAAAAGCAAGATTAATTAATTTTATTAGTATGTCGAATCTTTTTGATACATCAAATTATCCAGATAGTGAACCTAACGATTTATATTTAGGCGATCAATGGAATTGGCGAAGAGATGATTTAGCAACCGATTACCCTACCAGCAGTTATGCTTTAAGTTATTCGGCTCGATTGTTAGACAGTGCTGGTACAACTGAAATAGATATAACTGCTTCGGAAAGCAACAATACTTATATTGTGTCAGTCAGTCAAAGTACGACAATAAATTATACTGCTGGTGATTATAGTTGGAGAGCTTTTATAACTAGATCTAGTGACAGTCAAAGACTGACAGTTGATGAAGGGTTTTTTAAAGTTCAAAAAGATTATGCAACTGATAGTGGCGATTATCGTTCTCATGCTCGAATTGTCTTACAAGCATTAGACGATACGATACAAAATCGAGCTTCTATCGATCAAATGTCAATGAGTATTGCTGGTCGTTCTTTATCAAGAATGTCACCACAAGAATTAAGAGATTGGCGATCACATTACAAATCATTAGTTTTAGCTGAAGAAAAACAAGCAAGATTAAAACGTGGCAAAGCTAGTGGTTCAACAATAAAGGTTAAATTTTAATGGCTTGGTACGATAGATATATAGGTAGAAAACCTAAGAAAAAACCGCAAAATTTTAAACGTAGTTACAGTGCTGCTAATACTGGTCGTTTGTTTGCAGATTTTAATAGCTCATCAAGTTCTGCTGATTCAGAAATATACACAGCACTTAAAACTCTACGAAATAGATCAAGAGAATTATCAAGAAATGATGGTTACGTTGCTAGATATTTAAAAATGCTAGTCAATAATGTCGTTGGTGAGCATGGTATTCGTATTTCTATGAAAGCTCGTAACGATGACAACTCTTTAGATGTTGTAGCTAATAGAATTATTGAAACCGAATTTTATAAGTGGGCAAAAATTGGTTCTTGTACTGCTGATGGCAAATTATCTTTTTTAGACGCTCAAAAATTGTTTATACAAAATTTAGCAAGAGATGGTGAGGTCTTAATTAGACACATTAAAGATACCAGTAATGATTATGGTTACTCAATGCAGTTTTTAGAGTCCGATCATTTAGACGAACAAAAAAACACTAAAACTGCTAATGGGCAAATCAAAATGGGTGTTGAGGTTAATTCATTTGGCAAACCAACAGCGTATCACTTGTTTAAAAATCACCCAGATCAATACCCAACTAGCTACACCAACCCAAACCAAAGACATATCACAGTCAAAGCCGATGAAATGATTCATGCTTTTATGCAAGATCGTGCTGAACAAACAAGAGGTGTACCTTTTACATCGTCAGTAATGACTTCAATAAAAATGTTAAATGGTTATTTAGAAGCAGAATTAGTCAGTGCTAGAGTTGGTGCATCAAAAATGGGTTTCTTTGTCGGTAGTGGTGATGAAGATTACGTTGGTGAAGAATACGAAAATGAGTACGCACCAATTATGAATGCCGAAGCTGGTACATTTGAGCAACTACCTAATGGCACTTCAGTAGAAACTTTTGACCCGAATCACCCTAATTCAGCTTTTTCTGATTTTCAAAAAGCAGTCTTACGAGAAATAGCTTCTGGTTTAAATGTCAGTTATGTTGAATTGGCTAATAATCTTGAAGGCGTTAATTATTCATCTATCAGACAAGGCACAATTGCTGATCGTGACAACTATCGTATCTTGCAAAAGTTCATGGTTGAACATTTTGTCGAACCAGTATTTAGAAAATGGTTAGAAATGGCAATTTCAACTGGCAAAATTAATTTACCTTTAATTAAATTTGATAAATTTGCTGATTCAGTAACTTTTATACCTAGAAGCTATGAATGGGTTGACCCACAAAAAGAAGCCAATGCCAATATATCTTTATTGCAAAACGGTTTGGTCACTTTGCAAGACATACAAAAGAAATATGGTCGAGATGTTGAAGAATTGTATGAAGAATTAGATCGTGAAACCAAACTAGCTGAAAATTACGATGTTGAATACGCTACTCAACCTTTTGGCTCAAAACAACCCGTAGAACCCAACGTCAATATTAATCTTACCGAAGAAGATTAGTAAAACTTGCCAAAAACAAAAATCACAATAACTTTATTGATAAAGCAAAGTATTTGTTATGGCTACACCAACTAAAGGTATGAAAACCGAAGCTGCTAAAGGTCTCAAATGGCGAGAAGAATACGGCAGAGGTGGTACAAGAATTGGTGCAATCAGAGCAAGACAGATTGTAGCTGGTGAAAATTTATCTGATTCTACAATCAAAAGAATGTATAGCTATTTTGCTAGACATGAAGTTGATAAGAAAGCAGAAGGTTTTAACGTAGGTGAAGATGGCTACCCTTCTAACGGCAGAATTGCTTGGGCGTTATGGGGTGGTGATGCTGGTTTTAGCTGGTCAAAAAACTTGGTGGAAAAAATGGACGAAGAAAGACATATACAAAATGTAGTAGAAACAGAAGATTCTTACATTATTGAATTTGGCAAAGCAATGCCAGAAACAGCAGAAGAAACAGAAGAATTAGTAGAAGATATTGCTATTGAAAATGCTTACGATGAAGAAGATGAAGAAAACAAAAGATTTTTAGAAGCCAAGCAATTTTCTACTAGAGAATTAAACCAAGATCTAATTGACGAAGAAAAAAGAACAGTCAGAATTGCTTTAACTTCCGAAACACCAGTCATGCGGTCTTTTGGTTACGAAATTTTAAGTCACGATGCCGAAGATATAGATATGTCTTTTATGGCAAGTGGCAGAAGTCCCCTTCTTTTAGATCACGACCCAGAAAAACAAATTGGGGTGATCGAATCTTATTCTCTCGACAGCAACACTAGGCGTACCCTAGCACAAGTTCGGTTTGGTAGATCAGACTTGGCGACAGAAGTGTTTAATGATGTCCTGGACGGCATTCGTCAAAATGTCAGTGTAGGTTATCAGGTAACAAAAATGCGAAAAGATGAAAACGAAAAGAATACTTATCGTGTCTCATTTTTTCCGATGGAAGCTTCAATTGTTTCAATTCCTGCAGATCAATCTGCTGGTGTTGGAGTAGCACGAAGCAATAACAATAACTCTTCTAAAAATAGTGAGGTAACTAAAATGGAAGAAAACAAAACTGAAACTAAGGTAGAACCTACAGTTAATGTTGAAGAAGTACGCTCTATAGCTTCTAGTGAAGCAAAGTCTAACTACTCTAAAGAAGTAGATGAGATTTTAGAATTAGGTGCGAGACACAACAAATCAGACTTATCAAGAGAAGCCATTAGAAAAGGCGTTTCTGTTTCTGATTTTAGAGGTCAACTTCTTAACGAAATTGGTTCTGAACCTTTAGATACTAAAGAAATCGGTTTAAACGAAAAAGAAACTAAAAGATTTAGTATTTTAAGAGCCGTTAATGCAATGGCTAACCCAACTGATCGCAAAGCACAAGAAGATGCTGCCTTTGAATTTGATTGTTCAAGAGCTGCTGGTGAACTTTATGGTAAGACTGCACAAGGTGTGCTGCTTCCACCAGAAGTTCTAAGAACTTGGGGACAACGTGATCTTAATTCTTCTGATGATTCCAGCTTAATAGCTGAAGATTACAGAGGTGGGGATTTTATTAATGTATTGAGAAATAATTCAGCTGTGCTTCCTTTAGCTAGTGTGCTACAAGGTTTGACTGGTGATGTCAAAATACCAAAGAAAACTGCTGGTTCTACTGCTGCTTTTATTAGTGCAGAAGGCGGAGATTCTTCTGAATCTGAAATGACAGTTGGTAATGTCTCAATGACACCTAAAACTTTAGGAGCTCACACAGAAGCTACTCGTCAATTATTAATTCAATCATCTTTAGATGTTGAGAACTTAATAAGAAATGATTTAGCTGCTGCAATGGCTACACACATTGATAATGTTGCTATAAGTGGTTCTGGTTCAAGTGGTAATCCTACTGGAATCATTAATCAATCTGGTATTAACACTCAAGCATTTAGCACAGATACTGCACCAACTTTTGCTGAAGTTGTAGCAATGGAAACTGCTGTAAGTGCTGATAATGCTTTACTAGGTAACTTAGCTTACATAGTTAATCCTTCAACATTTGGTACATTGAAAACTACTGAAAAAGCCACTAACACTGCACAATTTATTGCAGTTGATGGTGAGATCAATGGTTACAATGCAGTCGTTAGTAATCAAATTACTAATGGTGTTATGTTGTTTGGTAATTTCAGTGACTTGTTAGTTGGTTTCTTCGGTGGTTTAGACATCGTTGTTGACCCTTTCACGCACTCGAAATCAGGTACTGTAAGAATAGTAGCATTACAATCTTGTGATATTGCTGTAAGACACGCTGTGTCATTCTGTAAATCTACCTAGTAGATGGTAATGACAACTGATGGAATGGTGGGCTTAACGCCCACCTTTCCTAATAAAAAGGAAAAAGTTATGAATAAATATTTAATCTTATCTGACACTGTTGCAGATAAAAAAAATGTCAAAGCTGGTGATATTGTTGAA